TTGAAGCCCAAAGCTGTTCAGTGAGTGTGCTGGTCTCGGATTGGACAGCGCAGCCCGAGCTTGTCGGCGCTGGGTGGAAGGTCAGCGGGCAGCCTGAGTGGAATGAGTGGATGCAGAGCTGGTGGCTAGTGCCCAACATTGAGCAAATTGTGGAGTCCCTGGAGGATTCCTACGCCGCCAAGGGCGATTCCGAGAGATCGGCGCAGCTGCGAGCAGATGCTCGGAGTCTGGCACTCAAATATGACTCCCAGACCGTCTACGAGGCTCACTGGCGCCCGATCATGACAGAGCTGGAGTCCAGGCTCACCCCAGCGCAGAACAGGGCTCAGAGACGCGCAAACAAGCGTTAAATCGTGATCACGGTCCTGACTGGACCGCCATGCGGCGGAAAGTCCACCTACATCCGAGAACGGGCGCAGCAGGGGGATGTGGTCATTGACCTGGATCGGATCGCCCTGGCGCTGACGGTTGAGGGTATCCCTGACCACTCGGCGCCAGAGCATGTCATGCAAGTCGCCATTTCAGCCCGTAGCGGGGCTATACGGCGGGCGCTGAGGCTCGGAAAGGTCGCGGATGTGTGGATCATCCATACCGCGCCAAAACCCCAGGATATGGCTGCATATCGGGCTGTAGGGGCAACTGTGCTGACGATAGACCCAGGCATGTCGGTGTGTCTGGACCGAGCTGCGAAGTTGCGCCCATACGCAGCTGCGGTTATTGAGCAATGGTATTCTGGTACTCTGCATCGGACGCGGAGAATCGCCCTAGGCGACTCGCACGACGATCCGTCCGACCTTTAGGAGACACATGGCAATTACCAGAGGATATTGCACGAGAGCGGACCTTAAGACCGCACTAGCTATCGGCACAGCCGACACCGCAGACGATGCGGTCCTTGACGAAATCGTCAACGCCACAAGTCGGATGATTGACGAGTATACGGGTCAGTTTTTCTATCAGATCGCTGGCGGAACCGCATACTACGCGCCGCACGATTACGAGGAAGTCAATGTAGACCCGCTGACCTCAATCACGAGCTTGGCAGTAGACACCGATGGAGATGGAACCTATGAGACGGTTTTGGCGCCCACCGACTACATCCTGGAGCCAGTCAACGCGGCAATGTTTAACAAGCCGTACACCAGCATTGAGCTGGCACCAGAAACGACTGTTGCATTCCCAGCTGACCTGGACAAAGGCATCCGCATTATTGGCAACTTTGGCTGGGGTGCGGTCCCATCGGCAGTAGCCCAGGCTTGCATTATTGCCTCCTCGCATCTGTACGAGGCTCGCAAGGCGTACCTCGGCGTTATCGGCGGGGCTGACACGGGCGGTGTGATCCGACTGAGCCAGAAGCTGCACCCAGAAGCGGCGTTGCTCCTTGAGGGCTATCGCAAGTTTGACGGGATGGCGGTCTAGTGGATGATGTCGCAGTCGCGCAAGCCTTAGCTGCGCGAGCCCTGGCGGTCTCTGGACCGACTGGCTACGCTGGCATCCGAAACTCGTTTGCGTTCCCGCAATCGGCAATCTCGGCGGTCCCAGCGATTATCGTCCTCCCCGACACCGACTCTGTGGAGTACGGCGGGCAGACGCGCAGGGTCCGCTGCACCTTCAAGGTCCGCGTCTACCTGGAGCCTATTGCCGACCTGTCCCGACGATTTCAGATGCTGCATGCCTACCGCACCTGGCTACGGAACCTATACAATGGCGCAGTCCAGCTTGGTGGCGTCGTAGACATGGCAAGTGTGGTAAACACTGACATGAGCAATGACGAGCTCGGTGGCGACTCGTATTTAACGGTGGAAGCTACTGTAGAATGTGTCAAGCAAGAGGCGGTTGCAATAACCGCATAGGGAGATAAAAAATGTCAAACGGCACAATGATGTTCTCAAAGGCGGTTGTTAAGGGCGAGACCACTTACGGGTCTGGCGGTACAGCCGACTTCGGCGCAAGCGGCGGTCGCCGCCTGACGATTGACCCACTTGGAACGCTAAGCCTCGGGCGCGAGTACGACACAGGGGCAGACCGAAGTGTCGCTCTCCGTAACCCAGTGGTGGCGGGTCGCGTTACCCAGCTGACCGAGAACCCAGAAGTCACCCTTGAAGCGCCAGCCGCAACGACGGATGACCTCGCCGTTTACTTCAGCATGCTGCAAAAGACCAACGCAGCTGGCACGCCAGCTGGCACAGCCGCACCATACACCTGGGCGATCCCAGTTGGGATGACATCCAGCGCAACGGCGCCCAAGTCGTTTGCGGCGGTTCTTGGCGACGGCAACCAGAATTATCTTGTCAACGGAATCCTTCCAACGAGCCTGACAATGGGGGCGGACTCCAGCGGCTTGACCTCGGTGTCAGTTGCGGCTTTTGCCAAGACTGTCACCAAGACCGCGTTCTCCACAGGCGAGTCGCTTTCAGCTGACGCACGAAGCCTTCCAGGACGACTGTGGACGGCATCCTACGGAACGGCGTTCCTTTCGGCTGGTACGGCTGGGGGGACGGCTTTTACTCACCTATTTGACTGGAGCCTGGAGCTGACAAGCGGTATGGCTCCGATCAACGCCCAGGCGGGCTCGCTCTCCCTGAGCGACTTCAACCAGTTTGCCTCGGCATTTGGCGGCACGCTGTCCCTTACGGTCGCAAGCAACCCAACTGCTGTAGCCCAGCTGTTTGACAAGCTCGGAAGCAAGACCTTCTGGCGCTTGCACTGGGAGGACGCTGGCAGTCCTTCGCACTCCGCAGACATCTTGGTTTGCGCTGTGCCGACGAGCGTGGAAGTCATGGGCGGAGATGCCGAGGGCATCGTCACCTATGCAGCCGAGCTGACCCTGGCGTATGATGAGACCTCGGAGAGCAGCGTCACGCTTCAAGTAAAGAACGGACTCTCGGCTCTGCCATAAGTTAGACAAAGGAGGGATGTATGACTGCACCACAGAAGCCAGCTCCGCGCACGATCCGCTTTGACCTTAAGGCGCCCTACGAGGGCTTCTATGTTGAGGCTCGGGCGGATTTCCCAGCTCGGACACTTGCCGACCTGAGCTCTGGGGATTTCTCCAAGGCAATGGGGGCATTTGACAAGCTGGTGGTTTCGCACAACCTGACCGACACCGAAAACCAGCCCGTCAAGTCGGTGATGGACGCCGACCCCTATGAGCTCGTCACTAAGGCAATGGAAGGCTGGGTAGAAGCGCTGGGAAAACTCCCACCGCGCTGAGGTCCGCAGCGCGGCGTGTTGCAAACGGCACTCCAGTAAGCCCACCGATTGAGCTAGTCCTGGTTATCCTTGCCCAGAAATTTGGTGTTACGCCAGCCACTCTTGGCGAGTGCGACGCAGACCAGGTGCTAACATGGTGGCAGCTGATTATTGACCTGGAGCCACGCCAAAGGAGAAAATAATGCCCCGAAGCCCGCTTGAAATCATGATCAAGGAGGATGTCGTACTCCGCGAGATTGAAAACTTGCGACGGGCGCTTGGCGACGCATTTCACCCACGAGAGCTTGACAAGATGGCACAGTTTGCGACAGTCAACGCTGCGAGGGCTCTCCAGGAGCCAGTGCGCCGAGAGTCGCCAGACCGCACTGGGTTTATGGACAAACAGGTCAAAGGGCGCCGATCCAGGCTTACCCGCCCAGGAGCTATCGTCGGTCCAGTCGGTGGAAAGAAAGGCGCCTGGTATGCCAAGTTCGTGGTCTACGGCACCAAGGCACACCGCATTTACGGCGGGGTTGGCGGCAGGGCTGACTTCATTGGGGCAGCGATCAACAAGCCGCTCAAACTCGCCACTGGTCAGACGGTGGCTGCGGTCCGACATCCTGGCGCCCAGTCCAACAACTTCGTCGTGCGCGCAGCCGAGCGGAATATTGACAAAGCAACCGATGCGTATGCCGCTAGTATGGCGAAGTTCATGACCGACGACCATTTCCGCCAGAAGGTCATCGGGCTTCAGGCATACTATCGCTCCAGGTATGGAGCAGACACAAGGAAAGTAAATGGCTACTAACGCACAGGTAAACTTTACGATTGCAGCTCGCAACCAGGCGAGCGGTGCGATTGCGGGCGTCAACAAGAGCCTGGGCGGGCTACGAGCTAAGACCATTGCGGTCGGCTCTGCTATCGGTACTGCTCTCGGCACAGTCGCAGTCCAGGCATTCTCCAAACTCACCGACTTCGTTGGGAGCTCTATCGGGGCAGCCTCAAATCTCAACGAAACGATGTCCAAGACGCGGGTCATCTTTGGGGACGCCGCAGATGATGTTATTGCCTTTGCCCAGGCAGCTG